TGATGTCGTTCCGATTATTTACGATGAATCGAAAAATTGGGAATTAATGATTGCTTTTCCACCATGCACTTATTTAACCGTAACGGGCAACCGATGGCACAATGTCGAAGAATACGGAACCGAAGCAATTCAACGAAATCAAAAACGGGAAGAAGCAATTGTTTTTTTTATGAAAATGGTATTGGCACCGATTCCAAAAATCGCAATTGAAAATCCGATTGGAATAATGTCAACGGTTTACAAAGAACCCGACCAAAAGATTCAACCGTATTATTTCGGTGAACCATTTCAAAAGGCAACATGCCTTTGGTTAAAAGATTTGGATTTGTTGGAGCGAACCAACACCGTTTCACAAGGTGAATTCACAACATGGATAACAAAATCAGGAAAGAAGAAACGAATGCCGAAATGGTATAATGATGCAAGGGGTTCCGATGGAAGTTCGAAACGTTCAAAGACATTTCCAGGAATAGCGAAAGCGATGGCAGAACAATGGACAAAACCCCGTAAACAATTAACACTTAAATTATAATCATGAATCAATCGCAAAGAAAATTTTTAATTGACAAAGTATTATCAAAGGGAAAAAAACAATTAGAATCGTTACGAAATCAAAAAATTGAATTTCCTTCCGCTTCGAATTATATCTTCAAAGCAATATTGAACGATGAATTGGAACTTCAGGATGAAACCACAATCATGGATGCATTACGTTCCAAAGCGATGGCCGCAAGGGAAGGTGAAAATTGGCTTAGTTCCGAACGGATGGGCTACGACAAAGAAACAATTATTAAAATGCCCATTGAATCGTTGATTATAATTCCGAAGGATTACGAAAAGGAATGCGAAAGGGTTCGAAAAGTAAACGGAGCATTGAACGAAAAAATCAAATTATTGACCATCCAATTGGAAACGATGGAAGTTCGAATTCAATTAGCATCGGACAGAACCCTTCAAAACATGATAAGCGAAGTTGATGACATGGGTGATTTATCATTGATTGATACTAAAATTAAATTGATTGATTAACTAACATTTAAATTATGAAATGGAAGAAACTTTGGAAATCGGATTCGGTTCAAATGTTATATTATGGAATCATTATCAATTTATCATTATTGGTTATGTATGTTTTATTAAAATGGATTGAATCATGGCCATAAAAGAACCAACGATTAAAACCGTATTAATAGCAATTGTGGTAGGTGTAACGATTGGATGTTTCATTTCGTATTATCTTTTAAAAAGTATTTATTAACTTTGTTACATGGATGTAAAAGAACTAACCGCAAAACAAAAAAGATTTTGTGAAGAATACATGAAGGATTTGAATGCGAAACAATCGGCAATTCGTTCGGGTTATTCGAAGGAATCCGCTTATTCAATTGGAAGTGAAAACCTGACAAAACCTGATATTCAAAATTATCTTGCGGAACTTCAAAAAATTCGCTCCGAAAAATGTGAAGTAACATCCAATGAAGTTTTGCGAAAAATTAAGGACATCGCTTATTCTGACATCACTCAAACGATGTTATTAACGATTGATGAATTCCAGGATTTACCCGAATCGGTTCGATTATGCATTTCAAAATTTAAAAAGAATGTTCGAAGTTATGAAGCGGGTGAAGAAACCATCACGGAAACCACAATCGAATTATGGTTTTGGGACAAGATGAAAGCATTCGACATGATGAATAAACACATCGGATTTTATGAAAAGGATAACGAGCAACAAAATAACGTTACCATTTTTCAATTGCCCGAAAATGGAAGGGAACAAGTGTAATAAGTGGAAAAACAAATCGTAATCAAACCGCAAAAGGGTTATCAAATGATGGCTTTATCTTCAGGGGCTGACATCGTAATTGGTGGGGGTGCTGCGGGAGCGGGCAAAACGTTTTGTTTATTATTAGACCCTTTGCGATATAATACGAACCCCGATTTCGGTGCGGTTATCTTCAGGCGAACCACTCCACAGATAACAAATCCAGGAGCATTGTGGGACGAATCACAAAAGATTTATCCGTTTGCGGGAGCCAATTCAAATAAAACTGCGTTATCATGGACATTCAATTCAGGGGCGCGAATCAAATTTTCGCATTTGGAACATGAAAAAAATGTTTACGATTGGCAAGGTTCACAAATAACGTATATCGGATTCGATGAATTAACCCACTTTTCAAAATTTAGTTTCTTTTATTTACTCAGTCGGAACCGTTCGACATCGGGAATCAAACCATGTATTCGGGCAACGTGTAATCCTGACCCCGATTCATGGGTGGCAGATTTAATCAAATGGTGGATTGGTGAAGATGGTTATCCGATTGAAGAAAGACAAGGGGTGATAAGATACTTTGCGAAGGATGGTGAATCATTTATTTGGGGTGATACGATGGAAGAATGCATTCAAAATTCCGCATACTTCATTGATGAATTGGTTATTAAATCAGGGCAAGAAGCGAAACATTTTATTAAATCAATTACATTCATCGGGGGTTCGGTTTATGAAAACAAAGAATTGTTAAATGTTGACCCTGGATATTTGGCAAATTTGGCTGCGCAAGATGACGAATCAAAAAAACAATTATTGGAAGGGAATTGGAAAGTTTCGATTAATCCGATTGATGTTTATAATTATACATCGTTCAAAGATATATTCACGAATGATTTTGTGGTTAATGGAAATGGTGCGATTACGGTTGATGCGGCAATGGGTGGAAAAGATAAATTAATCATTTCATATTTTCAGGGTCGCAGATTGGAAGACATGATTTTGATGGATAAATCTTCGGGAAAAGATATAATTGACAGAATCAGAAAATTTCAACATGAATACAAAGTTCCAAATTCACGGGTCGTTTACGATGCGGATGGAGTGGGTGCGTTCATCGGTGGAAAGGAAAACGGATTCATTTCAGGTTCAATTCCTTTTCAGAATAACGGTAAAATGATTCCGACTTCAAAAGACTTGCGGAAGTTTAAAAACATTAAAACACAATGCTATTATCTTTCAGGTGACAAAGTTAATTCGAATGAATATTACATTTCGGAAAAGGTTTCACAAATGATGTATAATAATAAACTAACAATTCGGCAACGGTTTTTGATGGAACGAAAAGCAATCAAAAAAGGAAAACGAAATGATGAAGAACCATTGAATTTAATTTCGAAGCAAGAAATGAAACAAAAATATTTGCAAGGTGAAAGCCCCGATTTATTGGATTCCTTCATGATGAACGAATTCTTTTATCTGAAGCCGAAACGTTCGGCACCGAAATCAACATTAGTCCGAAGGTGATTAAATTAAAAACGAATAATGACAAAGTTTTTTATATTCCATCTTCGTGGAGTGAAGTTACTTTCAAACAGTGGAAAGATTTAATTCATTCGAATAACGAAATGGAAATGTTGTCGATTCTTTCAGGATTAGAAATTGACATAATCAACCGAATCAAAGAATCCGATTTAATAAAACTTTCGGTTTGTATTTCATTTGTGAAACATCCTTTGAAGATTGAAAATTATTCGGCTCCTGGAAAAATAGTTATTAACAAAAATGTGTCGATTCCGTTAATAACCGACATCGGTGAACAATCATTTGGCCAAAAGGTTTATTTCCATGAACTATTGAAAAGCGGTTCGGACAACATAATTGAATTACTTCCTGAATTAATTTTGACTTATGGGCAACCGTATATCGACAAATCGGATTTCGATTTGAACCGATTAATTGAATTGGTTCCTTCCTTTGATAACATTTTTTTTGTAGATTTGTATGCAACTGCGTTAAATTACATTGAGCAATTGAACGCAATAATTGAAATAGAAAAAGAACATTTATCAACAAAGCCAACAAATGAACAAGTGGCAGCGGGGGTTAATATGTTCGAAGAATTCGGGGTGATGAATACAATCAAAGCCCTTGCGAATGGAAACATTTTAAATTATGAAAAAGTATTGAAGATTGAATATAACACCGTTTTTAATCACATGCGAATGAATAAAACCGAATCAATATTTCAAGAAAATTACCGCAAAGTAATGGAACAAAAACATAAACGAAAATGATAATATCAATTGTCAATACATTAGTAAATCAATTGAATGTGAACGGGGTTCAATTCGGGTTCGGACATGGTGCACAATATTGGGCAAACCTTTTGGAAGATGAATTCGATTTCGGTGATTTCAAAGCATTGGTTTTTTTAGACCAACCAATCACAACGGATTATTTATTAACTGCGGGAAATTATATTGGTGAATTTTATCCAATCAATTTATTCTTCATGTTTAAATCGGAATTGGATTGGCTCCCGTCCGAACATGATTCAAATTGTATTGAACCCGCAAACAATGCGATTCGACAATTCATTTCAATTTGTCAGGATTCACCATTGATTGATGAAGTATCAAATGCGAATGCGTTGGAATTCATTAATTTATTGGATGTAAACGTTTCGGGCAAATCATTGAACATTCGATTGAAACCAAATATAAACGCATCGACATGTATTCCCGTAATTCCTTAAAATGGCAAAAGATTCTGA